GCCCGCAGCGTTAGCGGCAACGGGTAGCGTCAGCAAAATGATCCCGCTACCGCCACTGTTCCCAGCGTTGCCCCACTTCACGCCACCATAAAAATGCACATGCTTCCCGACCTGCTTGTAACGGCCGTAAGCAACGCCGCCCGTCCCCAACGTCGGGTTCGTCGTAGACCCCGTCAACACGGGCGTCCACGAAGTCCAAGCGCCGTCGATAGCGCCAAGGCGAGCGTTCAGAGTCGTCCAGTCAGTCCCGTACGCATCGATCGCAGGGTTGGGCAACAGCACAGATTCCAACGATTGCAGTTCCGTTGCCAGAGCGTTCAGTCGCGTCGACAGCGTCGGAGCCGCATTGCGTTGCGTGGTACCAGTCAGCGAGGTCCACGACAGGACGGAAGTGGGGTATGCCATGAATTGGTCCTATGGGTGGGTGGGAGGCGTGTACTGGGTCCAAAACGACTGTTCGTGGTCCGCAAAATGCGATCCTGCCAGCGTGATGGACTGAGCCGCTGCCAGGGTCGCGTAACGGGTCTTCTTGGTCGCGCAGTCCCAACGGGGTGTCGTATCGCCAACCTGGCTAATCCGCCATCTGCGTTCCAGGTCAGCAGTAAACGTCCCGTATTCGGGATGGTTTACTGCCCAAGCCCGCAGTTTCTGCGCCTTTGCGTCTGCCGTGAACGCCACGGTCAACCTCCCGTCAAGGGCAACGAAATGTCCACGCCGCCAAGTTTGTTCATTGCCGCTTGCTGCATCGGCTCGGTGTTAGGCCCAGGGGACGGCAATGACATCGGGTCGAGGCCAACGTCGCCGTTGGGACGGCCCATGGCCGACTGCTGTTGCGCCAACGCATGCGGGTCGTACGGTTGACCTGACGCAGGGTCGAGCGTAGGCTGCGGGTTGAGCAGGAACCGTTGCGGATCCTTGATCCCGTAGCCTTCCTCCAGCACGTACCGTGCCAGTTCGATCGGGTTGACCGCCATGCCAACGTACGGAGACAGGACCTGCGCCAACTGGAGAGCGGTCTGCCGACGTTGCGTGTCGTTCATCGGCTGGGTAGATCCAGCCTCGACTTCAAAATCGAACTCACCCTGAATTTCGGACCGCGTAAAATTGGTCCACACCTGCGCTTGCAGAGGGCCGACCGTCCGTACCGTGTCCTCGCCAGTCAAAAACTCCTGGGCCAACTGGACAACACGGGCAGCAATGTCGGACAGCCAACCTTCGATCGCAGACAATTTGTCGGCAGAACGAGCATTCACCGCATCCTGGATCATGGAGGCTTCGGTAGCAGTCCGACGGACCTCCGAAACCGAACCACGCTGGTACTCCGACACGGCAGTGATCAGATCCATGTCGTTCTCGATGACATGCGAGTAGTTGTAGAACTCGGGAGGCGTCATCGTGATCGGCAGCGGAGCAATCACATCGCTCAACGGAATATCGTCCTCGATGTAGACAATCGCATTGTCGACATCGGACTCCAGTGCGGCCATCGCATCAGAATCAAGCGCCTTGTGGCGTGCAATGTACTTCCGCAAGTACCGCTTGCGATGGTTCATCATCTGCGAACGCAGTTCGTTGATCTCTCGCTGGATCGGCTCCAGCATCTCAAGATCACCGATCGGGTAGAACTGGTCAGGCACGCTGTAGTTCCGCAGCATCACAAACGGACAGCCGTACACGTACGGCATATCCGTAGGCTTGAGCAAAAACCCGTCGCCCTTCTCGGGGAACACGGACATCAAGCCATTGCGCAGATCGTAGAATTCCCAAATCGTGACGCGTTTGATCCTGTCGTCGTACTGTTGCGCCGAAGCCTTGGCGTCCCGAGAGTCACGCCACCGCGGATTCGTTGCCGCATCCGCCTGCAACTTGTTCCGCACCGTCGGGTCATAATTGTCGTTGTTACGAATCTCGTCCAACGGAAGCACAATCCGCTGGGCAACCCAGCGGGCGTTCTCCATGCTGACCGCTTCAGGATCCACAAACATGTCGAACGGGCTGACACGCTCCACAAACGGACGATCTTCTGTAACTACCGTGGTCGTGGTCGGGATCGACTCGGCAATTGCTTCATCTGTTGGCAACGACTCGACATTGTTCGGGTCGGCAGCAGCAGACTGGTTCGCCTGATCGCGAGCCTGCGCGAACATTGCCGCCTGCGTCTGCGGATCGATCGGCTGCTCGCCCTCCTCGTAGCGGTAGCCGACCTTCACCCACCCGTGACCAACAATCACATAATCGTTGACTGACCGACGAACCTCGGACTGAAACCGATAGCGCGACCACCAATAGTTGACCGCCGATTCAGCAATCGTTGCAGCCTGGGCAAACTCGGACCTGCGCGGGTTGACCGCAATTTTCGGACGGTTGATCGACACAGACGGCCCAATCACGTTCGCCGTCGAAAACGCCACGTTCACCATGATCTTGTCCTCTTTGGACAAGTCAGCGCTCGTGAAATGCTTCCCTCGATACAGGTCAATCATCAGACGCCAGGAGTCTTCGTAACCCTCCTCCTTGCGCCACTTGCGCGAAGCCTCAAGTTGCTGACGATAATCCGTCAGCAACGTCGCCAACTTCTTGCCCGTCCGACGGTACGCAGGTTTCGTCGGAGGCTCAGGAGCCGTAAACGAATACGTCGCGTCCTCGGGCGGCTGCTGGCCATCGCCAGGCATCATGGTCATAGTCATCGATCACACCCAACGGTACTTGTCGGCGGCAGGAACAGGATCAATGCCTTTCGCATCCCAATCCTTCTTCCAATCCGCCAACGTCTCATTGATCGTCGGACCATGAAACGTCTCACGGCCATACGTGAACTGAAGGCCTACCGAACGAATCCGCTCCGCACGAGCCACAGCCTCAGGCGTGCGACACGCAACACACACAACATCCGAATCGTAAGGACCATGGATACAGCCAGCCATCACCTAACGGCCACGGCGTCCACTCGACCGCACCCCCAGGCGCGACACATTCCGAGACCCCAACCTTCCCTTCGGATCCCGCTCCGACGGCACCTGCTTCACCCACCAATCCATCGTCATGTAATCGTTGTAATACTGGCGGTACTCAGGCGCAGCCGCATGCTTCCGCATCTGATTCGCAATCGCCAACGACACCACACGGTCATCAAACGGCGACCCTGACGTACCGCCCTTCTCGTCCCGCACGTACGTAAACATCTCCCTGATCGTCATCTCGTCCGACAACGTCAACGACCCGTTCCGCACCTCCATCGCCAACTCATCGACCATCAACGGCTTCGTCACCTTCGTGGTCCGCCAACCAATCTTGCGGCCCTGCGAACGAGTCCGTTCGTCATACGTCCACTGGTAATACAACGACGGATAATGCAAACGCTTCAACTGGGCCAACGTTGTATGCCCATGATTGTTCGCCTCGACACCCAACAGTGCCGTCCCGTACCACCAACCAAGATCGGCCAACACATCCCCAAACAAGTCAGGGTCTACATGGCCGTGCCAGTTGGCAACCACCTTGCCCGCCCGCACCCCAATCACATGCGCAGACGAAAAGTCGCCGTGCTCCAACCCTTCCGCAACGTCGGCCCCAATCACATAACTGTCGTCGGCAGCAGGCTCCCGCCACACAAACAAGTTGCCGCCACTATGCGCAGTGAACTCGCAACGCTTCGACGCAAACCTATGCAGATAACCCCGAATCGGATCCTCCGTCGGCAAACCCCGCAACAAATCCACATCAAACACAGGATTACCCGACTTGATGAACGCCTCCTCAGGCGTCGTCGGATACTCCTGATGCAACTGCCACTGCAACATGTCGCGACGCTTCTGCTCATACCACGCCTCGTCACGCTCAGGAACCGCAGACCACGGAAAAAAAATCGCCTTGAACGTCGAATGGCCGCCCTCCGCCCGCTGCCACAACCGATGAAAAAAGTTCCCAGCACCATTCGCCGTACTCAACCCGATCAGCCGACCCCCAATGTCGGTGATCGGCTCAATCGACGCCCACGCCTCCTCGGCGTTCTCCAAAAACGCCCACTCGTCAACAATCACCAAGTTGACAGTACGGCCACGAGCAGGATCCTTCTTCGACGGCAACGACTCGATCAACGAACCGTTCTCCAACGGAAACCGCTCCTGGGCCTCCGACATCCGTCGAGGCCCCCTCGCCCGCATCCACTCAGGCAAACGCCGATACCCATAATCGACCATCCGCATGATCGACACAGCCTCACGCTCACCACGACTCAAAAAAATACAAGTCCAATCAGGACGAAAAAACGCCTTCCAAAACACATACGCCGCACACAGCGTCGTCCACCCAATCTGACGAGCCTTCAACGTGATCACCAACTTGTGATCCTCAAACGCCCGAAACCCCTCCAACTGCGGCTCACGCAACTCAAACGTCCGCGCCCCCTGCGGAGTCTGAATCATCCAAAACCGCTCACAAAAATACGCAAACGAACCAACACACTCCCGCCACTCCGCCTCCGTCAGAAGTTCAGCCAACCCCTCACGATCACTCATCAAACCCACTCAACAAACGAATCCGCTCCTTCAACTCGGCATCCGACAACTCAGACACCGACCGATCCACCACCACCACACGAGTCGGCTGCAACTTCTCCACATACCGCATATACAACTCCGCCGACCGCGTATCCCCACCAACCGCCTGCCGATGCAACGTATCCACAATCGCCTGCAAACGATCAGGAGAAACATTCAACTGCGCCAGACGCTTCTCCAACTCCGCCCGAAACACACGATTCTTCTTCCACCGCTGCAACGTCGTCGCCCCAACATCATGCCGACGACCCCACTCCGCCTGCGAACCCTTCTTCGGATCAGGATCCACAAGCCACTCCAAAAACGCCTCCTGCACAGGACCAAGACGAAACTCATACTCGCCCGTCGAATCATTGAACCCATGCTGAATAAACTGCGGCTCGACCACAACAACCTCCACAAAAACAAAGGGCGGGGGAGAGCGTCCTCTCAACCCCGCCCAACAGACCCGACACAGACGGAGCAAATCTGCTACGGGTCAAACACCTGCTTATCCACACGAGACACCCCAGACTCCCGCTCCTGCTCCACCAAAACCTCCCGCACACACCGCACACACCAAGACGAACCCTCACCCCACCAAGGCCCATCAACACCAGCACACACAGGACACTCCATCAACAAACCGACGGAGTGTCCACAAGCAGGGTTCTACGTCGAGCCACAGCGAGACAAGAACCCGCCACAAGAGGCCTCTAGCAAGGGCCTCGGCCTTACGGCCTCGGCCCTAAACACTCCACCCAACAAGCCCAAGTGTCCACAAATCCACAGGCTGTGGAAAACCCCCAAAACGACTCATAACCCCCCACAGACAGAAATACATATAGAGCGTGCTGGCACCCCCCCCTGCCTGCCCTCCCGTGGGTGTCCGATTAGAACCAATGTTCTCTATTGTACCCTTTCACAGGCCCTAGGCGTGGGCGCATAACCGTACATACTGGGCGGATTCGGACATAACGGACGCGTCTGGCGCTCTAGTCGGCTCTCGTCGACACGGATCGCCGTGTACATATGTCCTGGTCAGCGGCTCGCGGTGTGGGTTGTAGAACGGAAACGCCGTTCTCGCAGTGAATGGATGAATGACATGGCTAAGCGCTACTACCTGGTGGATGCAGTGAAGGTTGTTGCCAAGGATGGGAGCACCAAGCGGTACGGTTGGGAATTGGATGGTGGGGGGTACGTGACCAAGTACGGGAGGTTCTTGTCCCTGGAGGCTGGCGAGTCCTTGGTGGAGGGTCGCGTGTGGTTGTCGAAGGCTGAGTGTGAGCGCGTGCAGTCGATTCTGGACGGCGTGACGGAGCCGAAGGCTCCCAAGGCTTCTG